GTTCCCTAGGCTAGGGCTACCTTATCTACGTAGGATTTATACTGAATTTATTGAAGGTTACGGTGAAGGTAGTAGCACCACTCTACATACACGTCGTTGATATTACTGTCGTGTATTACTTTAAGTTCTAGCATGGCTAGTAGCATCAGGTACGCGTAGGTTTCGTGCAGCGAACGGTCACGGTACAAAACGTCCCTGAGTAGGTCTTCCCTTATTTTTGCTGAGTTAAATCTCTTCATTGTTTGCCTTGTCTTGGTAGACCTTGTTCCACAGGTCCCACATCTTGTGGATGTTCTTGAAGCGCTCCATTTTGCATATCTTTAGTGCTTCAATGACGCTTAGGAATATTAACGGGCCGTACATCAGCTTCTCGAAGTCTCTGTAGTGTGCTCTGTCGTATTCAACAGCGTCACTTATGATTTGGGTTAGCTGGTTTAAGTCGTCGTTCATTCTTCTAACTCCATCCACATGCTCAGCAGAAAGTAGTTACCATCTACCACCAGGCGTAAGTTGTTAAGCACGTGACAGAAGTATATTCTTTTAAGTTTGTCGTTTAATATCTTGAACTGTACCTCGCGTGCTTCTTTTACTGCTTCTTCTAGTTCTTGTAGTTCTGGGTCATAGACCATACCACGACTCGCTTTCTTTGGTACGTATCCAGTCCCACCACGGTTGTACTTTATTGAGTACCCTTAAACTAGTTAAAGTGTATATCCAGTTGTACCTAATACACACGTCTTTGTATATTTGAGCCCTGTCGTAAGTGTACTCGAACTCGTTACTCATGTAGTATCCACTCTACGTTGTAAGAATCGACGACCCTCAGCAGCCTTAATATAATCATGAAGTCGCTGCGGATCCACTGTGACTCTTCAGGTTCAGAACACGCGTAAAAATCAGCCATGAATTACCCTACCAACCTAGGTTATACCGGGTAATCAACATTGTATACCCACGATACAGTTGGAAACTTTGAGTACTCACCAAAAAATTTGAGTTTTTCCAAGATAACCATAAACTGGTACCTTTGGTCTATCGCTCGGTTTAAACGGGCAAGTGTCATTTGCAGTGAACCTTATAGTGTAGGGTCTTCCAGTGGGCCCCGAGAGAGGTCTTCAAGAGGGGTCTTCAAGTTAGAAACAACTATTACACGGGTGTGAGAAATAGCCGTCTCTCCGCCTCACGCCGTCTAGTAAGACCAAGCAACACCTTACCTTGAGCTTTGTTCCACTTGGGGAACTCATCAGCAGCTGCAGTAAAGTTTTTCTGGTTCACTAATGTCAGGAGCGTAGACTTCTTAAGGTTGCTTACACCTACGTTGTAAGCGAACGACACTAACGCAGCGAACTGGTTGTCGTTCACTTCGACCTTAAGTAGTGGAGTAACTTGCTTTGCAAAGGTGTCTAAATCTTCACTTAAGCGCTTGTCAGCTTGTTCCTGGGTCCACACTGTTTTCGGCCCAATACTAGTTGGTCTACCGTTTGCGTCTAAGTTGAAGTTATCTACTCCAGTTGAACCCCAACCCACGGTCCAAGGATCACCTGGAAATGTTTGCCAGTTGGGTGCTCGTTGACCAGGTTGCTTCAGTAGCTGTTGTCCAAGTGGAGAAGCTGGATCGGCGTAAGCATTTAACTTACAACCTTCAAACTGCATGACTAGCTTTACCCCGTTACTGTTCACCTTTCTCATTTAACACCTCTTCTATTAATAGTTCTATTAGTAATCTGGTTGCTTCTTTTTTATAAGCATTATTTATTTCTTCGGTGGACATTTTTTCTTTGTCACCTATAACTATTTCCCAACAATCAACTATAACTAGTGTACCATTTATACATGCGTTTCCGATTGGACAAGTATCACATGGAGAACAGTCGACCATAGTACTACAGCACCCTGTTTTAGCTATTTCTTCTAGTACTTTCAGCTTGTCCATGGTCCACACCTCAGTATAATTCTACTAGGAGGAATAAATCATGGTAGGAACAATGAAGAAGCCAGACGCGTCAACACCGGTTTCACCAACGTCAGTTCCTCCGCCGTTTCCGACGTACATTCCAGATCCCAGCTCTATGGGGCAAAACTTCGACCAGTTGTTAAACAACCGCGGTATACGCTTCATACATTCGCGAGCTATGCCGTGCCCTAACATGGAATCGATGGACGACAACAACCATAACCCTCTTTGCCCCCACTGTGATGGATCTGGCATCTTGTACTACAGAGACAAGGAAATCTTTGGTGTTCTCGTTTCAAACTCTGTGGAAAAACAGTTCGAATATAACGGAATATGGGAAACAGGCACGGCGGTGGTCACATTTCCAGCCTCTTACGCAGATGGTGAACAGGCGGAATTTTCGCTTTACGACAGGTTAGTCGTTCAAGATTATACGGTTAGGCTGTGGGAAAAGAAGGAGTACGAACCGCGTGCTGGTGGTCTTCAGCAGCTACGCTATCCAATACATAACGTAGAAAACCTTATTACAGTCACAGACACAACGGTAACAGAATTTGTAGAGGGTGTTGACTTCAATATTGTAGATGGTTTAATTGAGTGGGTACCGGGTAAAGAACCAGAGTACGACGAAGTAAACGAAATGGGGCAGGTATTTTCTGTGTCTTATTATGCTAACCCTGTGTATATTGTTATGCAACCAATGAGAGAACTTAGGGTAACTCAACAAATGCTACCAAATGGTACAAAGGTATCTATAAGGCTTCCACAGCAAGTTGTCGTTAAACGCGATTACTTTGTTAATCGTCCAGAGAAGCTAAGCTGATTTGTATAGGTGTACAAGAGGTTATAATAGTTTAGTAGCAGACTTTGATTTCATGAGGGTAAACTATGCCTAGTTTTGCGTCAAAAAAGCAGTATCGGATGATGATGGCTATACTGCATGAAGGAAACAAAGCTAAGACAAAACGGGGTGATAGCGGGCCTCCTCGTTCTGTTATAGAGCGCTACACAGGTCACAAAGATGACGACAATCTTCCAGAATCAAAAGATCAAGAGCACCGCGGCGGTAAGTGGGATCACAAAAAACACCAGGTACATAAGAGTCTAAAAAATGGTGTAGGTATTGTTATTGTTGATCCAGATGGTTTAGTACTGCTTGGTCGTTCTACAAAATCTGGTCAGTGGTCACTACCTGGTGGACACATTGAAGAAGGTGAAACCGCCGTTAAGGCAGCAATTAGAGAACTTGAAGAAGAAACTGGTTTTAAACTTGAAGGAGAACCTTCGCTTCTTGAAGATAAAGAAAACGGTGATAAGAGTTACTACTTTAAGTTGAAATACAAACCTACAGTTAATAACACAGACGAACTTCAAGATGTTGGTTTTTACAATATAAACACTCTAGACCTATCTAAAGTTAGACCATGCTGCATCTCTACTCTTAAAGAGTATGCGAAGATGCACTTAAAAAAGAGCACTAAATTAGTAGACATGATGGTCTGTGAAAAACTAGAAAAGAACATCATTAGAAGTGGCGAAGTTGACAGTGCTGTACATGAGTTCACGCACGGTGACGCAATTAAACTTATCGGTAATGGTACCTTTAGAATTCTAAAGAACATCGTTAAAGATATGGAAAACGACACCATAACTAGTAAAAAATTGGGTGCATATACGGTTCACATCAGAAAGCACGCTAACGACGTCTACTCAGGAAGAATTGACGATGGTTTGAAGACTATCCACCAGTTTGTCAATCGTTCTCTTCCCGCTTTAACCGGCGAGTTGATGAGCGTGTTTGAGTGGTACCTACCTGAAGATACTAAAAAATTTGAAGTTCACGATGAGGAAGTTCTTTCTGATGAGACCATAACAACGGGCATTTCAAAGTTAGTCCACAACTATAGAACAAAAAATCTAGCCGACATCTACGACGAGATGGAAAATATCCGTGAAGAAATTAGAAACGGAAACGCTATCGATCTTCAACAAGCTGAACAGAAAATAATGAAGTTGTTTGACAAGTTAGAAACCTCTCTTAGAGAGACACAAGATAAGCACGATAGTCTTACTAGAAGGGTTGGAGACGAAATAGACGAGTTAGAAAGTAAATTACTTGATCTACAAAGCAAGATAGATTCTCTTTCTAAGGAGCCATCTAAAGTAGAAGCGTTTTCAACTGAAAAACCCAACCCCAACAAAATACTGAACGAATATTATTCCTACCTACCTAAACCAAGAGTAGTTATAGAGCCAACTGGAAAAATAATTATTGATTTTACCCCAGAGTGGACTAACGATGATAAGGGTAACTTTCTCAATGATATGAAGGCAAAAATCATAAAGAGAAAGTAACATGATAGATCAACGTTTAGCTAACTTAAGGTTCCATCTGTCTACTATGGACCTGTCAGAAAATCAAGTAGAAGACTTTGTTCAGCAAGCAAAAAACGAAATAAATGATATAGTGCAGAATCTAGTAGAAGATGCCGTAAATAGAGTTGTAGAACAGGCTGAAGGTAAAGATGCATCTGAATTTTTAAAACAAATCAAGTTAGATACCGGCACCGGCGACATACAAATAACAACTGACAGCGGTATGTTAGATTTTAGTAGACCAGAGCTTCCAATGTTACCTTGGCTACTTAAAAATGCAAAAACTAGTGCAGACGGCTCGCAATACAAGGTTATTCCCATTGGTAAAAAAGATGAAAATAACCAAAAAACGGTTAAAGACGTTAAGCGTGGATTAAAAGCTGTTAGAGCAACAACCTCTATGGAGGATATAGCTGCAAATATAGCGTCTTCGTTTAACTCTAATGCTTCTTTAATCTCTAGCGGTGTCGAACCTAGTTTGAACACCGGAGCACAAGAATTTAGGACAGCAAGTAGTAAACAGAACCCGGGAACATCGTGGGTTAGACCTCCAAAGGACATGGATCTTACAGGTATAGTATTAGAAGTGAACGCACACTTGCGTAGCGAAATACAAATAGTTGTAGATCGTGTTGTTTATAAATACACAAGAGAGGCCGAAGATGTCGTACGTAATGGCTGAAATAGCAGTACAAAGACTGTTCCAATATGGAATACAGCACTTAAGAAACAACAGGGCTGCTTTTGACGAAATTTTTGCTTATCAAGCAACGCATCCTATGATGACTAAATCGTACGGACCGGCTTACGTAGAAAAGATTTGGACGTGGTTAAACACTGAGAAGATACCTGTCGTACAGGCATTTCAACTTACAGCCGAAAGAGTTCCTTGCTACAGTATCCACCTATCAACAGAGATGGAAGACGAGTCTAAGGCTGCTATTTCTGATTTCTATGGCGATGAAGATGATAGCGAGTTAGGTGTAAACTGCTTTAGTGTTAATCTTGACATAGGTATACATGGCAGTAAGGTAGCTGATCAAGTGCTGTGGATGTACTACATAGCCTCAGACATGATGTTTAGGCATAAGGATATAGCTCGTTCACTGGGTCTTGAGATTCAGACCTACAGTGCAACTGACTGGCAAAAAGATGCAGCAAAGATGCCTGAAAACATCTGGACAAGATGGATAAGGATGAGATGTACGGTGTTTAACACCTGGAACTTCAACTACGCAGATGGATTTATAGAGGAGGTTGATGCAGAAGTGACCGAAGTAAGTAGTTCTTCTAGCTCTGACTCAGATGTAGAGTACTAGGAGAAGGTATAATTATGGTTACATCTTAGTAAGAATGTTAAGTGTGTCGAACTACCTGAGTACGTTATAATGAATGATGATGTGAAATCTAACTCTAACGGAGGAGAATAAAATGGCGATTAATGTGTCTTTTGCGGGTGCGACGATTTATCGTCCAGGCGCATATTCTAAAACAAACATAGACTTAGGCGGAAATATTCCACTCGGCCCAGCTGGCTTGGTAGCTATTTTCGGTGAGGCAGATGCAGGAACGCCCGGTGCGTCGGAAGTGGACATTGCTCGCAATTTCTACACTGCTGACCGCTTCGCAGAAGCTCGTGCCAAGTACCGTTCTGGCCCAATCTTGGACGCCTTGAACTTCCTGTTTGCTCCTGCTGCTGACGGTGCAATTGCTAACGGTGCACAGACCGTGTGGGTTTACAAAACCAACGCATCTGTACGTGCTTCTAAAGTTTTGACCGGTACCGGCTGGACTGCCGCTACAGTAAGAGCTATGGAATGGGGTACTGGCGGTAACCGTGTTACCCTTAAAATTGAGGGAAGTGGAGCTACTCGTAAGATCACTCTTTCTCAGAAGAGAGATCTCATCGTAGAAGACGCGACTGTAGGTGGGCATGCTGTTATTACTATGTCTGGTACGGATACAATTACAGTTGAAGCTAATAGAGTAAGAGTTATCTCCGGAGGCTCAACTGTTGATTTTGATAAAGCAGCTTACAAAACTATCAATCAACTCGTAGAAGATATGCGCCTTATCCCTTCAATTGGAGCCATTAAAATCGGTGCAAATCTTGGTCAAAAATCACTAGACATCTTGGATTATGTTGCTGGAGTTGCATCTGTAAACATGGATGCTTACGAAGTTCGTCAGTTCTTCGCAGAGAGCCAAATTGCAGATCTTGTTATAACTTCTGGTGGAACAAAAGGTCTTCCGACTGCAATGGCTGAAACTGCACTTACTGGTGGTGCTAAAGGTGGAACTGCTGCTACTGAAATTACTGCTGCTCTTACTAAGTTCACCAAGTTTCACGTAAACTTCATTGTTCCTCTGTTCTCTCGTGACGCAGATGATAGAGTTGTTGGTAGTGAAACAATAGCTGGTGATATCAGTGACGGCTTAACAGATGCAAGTTCTGACTATGTGATTGCTACTATTCATCTAGAAGTTCGTAACCATATCTCCACAATGAAAAGTACTAAGAAACGCAGTGAACGTCAAGGATATTTGTCATTTAAATCAACATATGAAGATTGCGTTGCACAGTCTGGCGTTCTCGCTGATGCTCGTATGCAACTCATGATTCAGGATGTGCGTCAAGTTGACTCTCTTGGTGCAATCAAGTGGTTCCAACCTTGGGCTCTTGCTTGTATGATGGCTGGTGCACGCAGTGGTGCTTCTATCGGTCTCCCCATGACCTTTAAGTTCATCAACTGCTCTGGCATCCGTCAGACCGAACAGTCAATGAGCACCCCTGAAGCTGATATTGTTATCGACTTCGATCCAGATACCATGTACGAGGATGCAATTCAGAACGGTATCACCTTCTTGGAAGCTCCTACGACCGGTGGATTCCGCGTTGTTGTTGATAATACCACTTACGGAGTTGATGATAACTGGGTATGGAACCGCGGTAACGTGATCTATGCTGCTGATATTGTTGCTTACAACTTCCGCAACACCATGGAACGTCGTTATGTTGGTGTTAAGAATACGGTTCGTGCTGCTGAAGTGAAATCTACTGCTGAATCGGTACTCGCTACCTTCTTGGCACAGGGTATCACTGTTAGCACAGGCGACGCTCAAAACGGCTTCAAGGATTTGAGTGTTCGTATTGAAGGTAACACGATCTATATCACTGTTACGATTAAGCTCGTAGAAGGCATCGACTTCGTGTTGAACGAAATCACGATCCAGCGTGCTACCCAGAGTGCTTAATTAAACTAAAGTTATTGTAAAAAAGGGAACCTCAGGGTTCCCTTTTTAGTAACTCTAAACATATGAGGCGAGATTCTTCTGTTATTTTGTCTTGTTTTGCTAAATTCCCATTCGGTCCAAGGTGAACCATAGGTCGCCAGTTTAACCAGTTTTGTAATTTTATTAATTCTTCTTCATTTCGCGCAACAGAGCACGGACATACATGATCAAAAGACCAATACGACCCATAGTTTTCTTCAGTCATTTCTTTACTCATTAATTCTTTCATTCTATTGAAAAAAACAAGAATTGGCATATCGATTAAATCTTCTAAGTGCTTAGTTTTACATATGTTTCTATTTTTAAAATGATTAGAAACTAAGGATCTAATACTTGATAGCATTCTATATTTAGAATCTTTTTGTTTACGTTCTTTCTGCCATTTAGCAATATAATTGTTGTGTTTTTGTTTATTTTTGTTTCTCCATTCGTATGTTAATTTTTTATGTCTCTCTTTATTTAGAGTGTTCCATTTTTTTCTATTTTCTATTTCTTTATTTTTATTTTGTTCTTTCCATTTTTTAGATATAAGTGTACAACACTCGGCGCACCTTGATTTTCTTCCAAATTTTCCATTACTTTCTTTATGAAAATCTTCTAAAGGTTTATCCCTGCCACAATTAGTACAAATTTTATTCATATCTCCTCCTTCAACAGTTATACTTAAATTATTTACCCTTCACGATTCAGCGCGCTACTCAGAGCGCTTAAGAAATCTGAGTAAATTATTTAAGGGAGTCTCACAAGACCCCCTTTTTATTTTATTAAGCTATTAATAAAAGATAAAGACTGTTCAAAATTACCGACATAATTAAAAAAATTATTAGTCTCTAGATAGCTATACCTTTTCAATCTAGTGTCTAAAGATTTATAGCGCCCGCCTCTTATTTGTATATTCTTTAGTATGTCTTCTTTATCTATTTTTAAATACACACAGACAACGTTGGCACCCATCTGTTTAAAAGCTTTTTTAAAAAAAGAAACCCGCACTGGTGTTTCAACTATAGATACATCGTCAAAATCACAATCTAATAGGCCGTATCTATGAGTATCATATTTATAGAATGTCTTGTTCAACATATTACAAAGTGTCGTTTTACCGCTACCAGAAGGACCACTGATTATTAATATAGTTTTTCCAGTTAAATCTCTATTAGGTATTTTTATGTTTGATTTTTCTGAATTTTCACTGGACCATACTGGTTTTAAGTTTTTAAAGTTACAAGCTTTTAACAATTCTTCTCTATTGGATAGATCAAAGGAAGATAATGGGATTATGTGATCTATATTCCACTTGTTAACCCCTCTACCGTAGTTTGACCAACTCATGTTTTCTTCAAATTTAGATTCTAAGTGTCTTTTAAATTCTTCGATAGAGCACCCTAAATCCTTAACTGCTGATCCAGCTTTTGTTCCATTTCTAACTGCACAACTTAATCTAGATCGTAGTGTACACATTATTTTATATTTGATGTCTCTATATCTTCTGGTGTTTTTAAAACCTAAAAATTCTTTTCTACCCGTAAGTTTATTTGATATTTTTATTCTTGTTTCTATTTTTTTAGAGCTTCTATCTCTAGAGTTAGGATCTCTATTTCTGGCTGATTTAGACATCTTAATGGCTGTCTCTTGACTAACACCACTTTTATTCTTGTTGTGTGGTTTTTTACCCTTCTTAGCAATAGACATTTTTTCTTTTGTTTCACTAGTGAAACATATTTTCCTACTACACTTAAAACATATTGATTTTAATGCGTTTTGTTTGCTTAAGTAACCTCTATCTTCACCACATATATCACAGCTACACCTATATTTTGTACGAAAATGTTTTTCATCAAGTTTAACGATAATAGTGTCATCTAGGTTAATCATGATATAATTACCTTTGGTCTACTAAGGGTTAGTAGATTGTAAGAATTGGGTCCTACAGCCTATGGGAGAATTATACTATGGCGGGAAAAACAACTAGTCTGATTACCGGCAGTAATGCCAAAATTAAAATAAACGGGGTCACACTGGCCTACGCTGTCGATGTTCAGTATGATATATCGGTAGCTACAATTCCAGTTGAGACAATGGGTCGCTATGAGGTTCTTGCAAATGAACCCATTGCAACTACAGTTTCTGGTTCCTTCACTGTGGTTCGTTATACTAAAGCCGCCAAGACTGGTGGAATTAGTGGTGCTGCAGCTGGTGGTAACGGTGTTGGTCAATGGAAGGGAACTGGATCTGATGAAGCTGCTGGTATTAAGACGCACTTCAATCCAGCTGACATTCTTACGTCTAAGACAGTTGACATCGAACTCTTCCGTAAGATGAAGAACGATCCAGAAGCTCCTACTGATGCTGAACTTTTTAAGAAGATCTACAATGCTCGTGTTACCCGCATGGCTGGATCTGTTAACAAGCGCGGTATCTTGATGGAGACATTCCAGTTTGTGGCAGAAATGCTCGATGATGACTCCTTTAGTGCTGGTCCATCTGGCGAAGCAGACCTCTCCTCGTAATAAGTTCTATATAATTTGGCCACCAGTTATCTGGTGGCCTTTTTATTTATGTAAAAACTAATATCTTCGCTGGTAGAATAAAGGTGGAGGATATTATGGCTGGTAAAACTTCATTCTTCGTAACTGGAGCAAACTGTAAACTAAAGGTTAACGGCGTAACAATGGCATACGCTACTGATCTATCTTATTCTGTTTCTATTGCTCACCAGTCTATGAAGGTTTTAGGTCTATATGAAGCAGATACGCAAGAACCTCTTTCTTACAGCATCAACGGAACATTTACACTTATACGCTACGTAGATGGGATGAAAAGTAAAGGTAAGGAAGGCATATGGGTCTCTTCGATGCCTCCTTGCCCTAGTGGAGCTCATGATAGAGGTAACGGTGTTGGTTCGTTCACAAATAATGATGTAATTGGTAATACAGTTGGTAACTTCAGCAATGAAGGAAACGCTCATGAGTCATTAGATCCCTCTAAACTTAGCCAATCAACAACATTTGATATAGAACTGTATCAAAAAGTACCGGGAGCACAACTCAGCGGTACATCAGTTGGCGATTTCTTACAGGGACGTCAAGCTGGTTTTAACAGGGGATCAAATGCGGGTTCCCTTGGTATATCTAGACTTCGAGATTGTAAAATAACGGGAGTCGTAACAAACGTTAATAAGCGCGGCCTTATGACTCAAACCTTTAGCTTTATAGCTAACTACCTAGATGAAGATTCATTCTTGTCTTCTTCTTCTGGCGTTGGTCAACAGTACTCTTGAGGTGAACAATGGCAACCGGTAGACCAGGGTTTGGAAGAAGTGGCGGGACAATAGGAAAGGTTGTTGCTGATGCTGCATCAGCAAATTTTGGCGGTATTTTTTCGCTACGTCCACAAGCTAAATACATGACTGGAGCCAGAACCGTTATAAAAGTTAACGACCGTATTGTTGGTTTTGCATTTCAAGTGTCGTGGAATATAAATACAGAACAAACTGAAATATACACCATAGATGATCCGTTGCCGCACGAAATCGCACCAAAACGCATATCTGTGTCTGGGACCATAGGTGCGTTTATCATTCCTGGTAGATCCGCAACGGCAGAAGTTATTCAATCAGATATGATGAGCTTTTTAGTTAATAAATACATCACTATAGAGGTGCGTGACTCTGTTACTGATGAGATTATATTTAAAACAGCCAACGCAGTTATAACTAATAATCAAGCCTCATTAACAGCTGAACAGGCTGGAACAATGCAGTTAAGTTGGAAGGCGGTTGGTTGGTTGAGTGAACAGCTTCCAACCCCACCTAAAGATATTGATAAAACATCTACCACTACAAGTAAGGTACCTAGTCTTAAAGATACTCTTAAAGATACTTTTAAAAAACTCTTTTAAACAAGGTATAAGTAATACATCCATAAATGTGGAGGTAAACCATGGATCTACCTAAGAGAGAACGTTCCTTTTACTTTGATTACACCGGTGAATCTGGTTTCAGGTACGAAGGTACATTAACAATTAAGTGCCGTCTGACAGTTGCTGAGAAGTATACGTTAGAACTTGAAAAAAGTAGGTTACTTGCAGATATGAGTAATCCAACAGATAGCCTTTACGGTTTAGCTGTTGCATTGTCGACACTTAGATCTAAAATAATTGACGCGCCAAACTGGTGGCAACAGCAAAAAGGCTGGGGCGTTGAAGATGAAGATGCTCTAGTTGAGCTCTACAGAAAAGTAGAAGCAGAGTGTCTTAAGTGGAAAGAAGAGTTGGTTTTAATGACTCAGGAGAATAAGGAACTGGGAAAATAGATGCGGACGCTATGTCCGCTTTTGAAGCTATAGATATTATCGCTACAAAAGCAGCTAGAGAAGATCTTAACTCAGAGAAATCTCAGTTAAGATTTTTAACTTATTGGTGGTCCAATAAATATAATAGACCTATAAAAGATCCTCTACTTCAAGAGTACACTATAGAAGAACTGTATTACGAATACCGCCTACACGACGAGTATTCTAAAGCAGTAAACGAGAAAGAAACTGAAGAACAAGAAAAAGTAGAAGAACAGAGAACATATGATGCACTAGCGTGGGCTGAAGAGGAAGAAGCTAAAGAGCTTGCTGAACAGCAAAATCAAGGTCATGACGATGAGAGTGTTAAGATAACTAATGATGATAAGGAGTGGATGCAGCAGCAGATAGAGGCTGCTAAAGCCACTTATGGTGATTCCTTCGGCGAAGATATAACAGAGGAATTCAGTGATGAATGGTGATGAAGAAAAGAAGAACAATAAAAAGAATATAGATAAACCAGCATCGCCATCTAAAGACCTTAATAAATTAGATACATTGGTTAATAGCGTCGAGCAGCAGCCAAGTGAAACTCAAGAAACATATGAACCCGTAGAAGAAAGAACATTTAATTCTTTAAAAGATACTAATCCATTTCAATCTATTTTACAAAAAAGACAACAATCTGCTTCTAGAGTCTCAGCAGAAGAGATTAACTTAAAAAGAAGATTAGAAAAACTAGAAGGAACTAGAGACCCTATCACTAACGATTTATTAAAAGATGAGAAAGGTGAATTCGTTAATATAGGTAAGATAAATGAAGCAGCACGCAAGCAATTAATAATTAAAGCAAAATTAGCTGGTTATTCAGATGTAAACGAATTTAGGCTAGCAGAAGCCGAATCAAGACCCCCAAAACCACACCTATATAGTAGTCAAGAAGAAGCCGACGCAGATAAGGCGAAAATACCGTTCTTAAAGCACGCATATGAAAAAGCGCTACATAAGTCGGAAGGTATTCAAGGGGATATTGACATAGTTAAAGAAAGACAAGAGGAGGTTGCTCAATCTAGATTTGAAAGCCTATTAAGCGGTGAACTATCTAAAGTCGATACCAGAGCAAGTTCTCTATCTAGAGAAGCAAAAACAAGTCTACTAAGCTCCTTAGAAGTTAGTAAAAAACCCTTTTTTGATTACGTTGAAAATAGGGAACAGAAACAAGCAGAATTAGAACAAGCAAGACAAGAAGTTGCCTCGTTATCGCAGGGTGTATCTACGCCAGAGGGTCGCGAAAGATTTACTGAAGCTACTAACACATTAGAATCTAAAACACAAGAAACAGCTAAAGCTATAGCTCTAGAGAGAGCTCAAAAAAGAGGTGGTTTTGACCGTGAATCACAGTACGAAAAAGCAAGTAGTTTAGTTCAAGATATAGAAAGTAAAAAAGAGTCTAAAGAAATTAAAGAAAAAATAAAAGTAGGCGGTGAAGAAGGTTTTAAATCTCTTGAGGATGCACTTAAGAAGTTAGAGAAAACAAGTACAACTGTAACTGAGGCATTTAAAGCTTTTAATAAAGAGATAGAGACAAACGGAAAAGTTACAGAAAAAGCAGCAAAAGCATTAGATGAAGCAACAAAAGAACATGAAAAGCAACAAAAAGTAGTTAAAGAATTTGAAAAGCAAGGTGGTGGTGGTCCAGGGTGGGCTAAGGGAGCACAAGAATTCAGTAACGTTGGTTTAGCTGTTGCCGATGCAGCACGGTACACCTTTATAACCAGTGATATTCAACAAAAACAAGCACGCGCAGGTGTAGCTGATATAGTAAATCAAGAATATTTTGACTATCGAGCTGCAGCTAAAGGTGACATGTCTGCTCTTAGACGTGTTTCTGGAATGTACAGAAGACAAGAGAAGGAAGCAGCGGAATTAAAGTTACGGGAAATGGGAGTTGGGAGTAGTGAAACGCTGTTAGCAACAGCTGGAGCAGTAGGAGAAGCAGTAGAAGCACAAGCTGGAGCAACAATGCCGTGGGATAAGGCAGTAAAAGCTGGATTTGCTGGTGCGAGAGGCGCTGCAAAAGTGACTAAAATAGGGGTAGATGTTGGTAAGGAAATAACATCTACTAACACTTATATACAAGGTTTTCAAGCTGGAAAAAATCTTGAAGATACTACTAATGCTATTGCAGACTACCATCGTCAGGAGCTTTTTGATTACGGTAGAAACATGTACTCAACTTTACAGGGGTTTGGAGCAGAATCTGATAAAACTGCTAAATCATTTGCTTCAGGTGAATCTTTAAGTAAGTTTGCTGAGCTAGGTTTCGATCCTACTCAAACACTTCAACTAGTAGGTCAAGCATCTCAAACCATGGGTGCAGCTTTTACAGGCGCTTCAGCAGATAAGCAGCAAGAAATAACACAAAGAGCAGCAACACTTGATCAAGCTCGAGTTATGTCAGCCCAACAATATATGGGCAATATGGGGCAACTAACACAGGTTGGCGGTGGCCAAAAACAGATGGAAGAAATAATGGCCAACGCTGTTGCCCGTGGTGTTGGTAATGCTAAAAATATAAGTGATATAGTTGGTTTAGTTACTGGTATTTCTGCAAAAACTGGAGCTGGGACCACAGCCGGTGTTACAGAACTAGTCAATAGGAGTTTATCTAATCTTGAAAAGGCTATGCCTGGACAAGAGAATGAAGCACTACGTCAAAGTACAACAGCCTCACTAATTGGTAGAACTAGCGAAATGATGACAGGTACTGGCATGGATTTTGCTAGTGTACTGGGTATGGCAAAAATCAATAAAGAATTTGGAGATATCAGTCAGACAACAAGGATGAATTTGAAGCGCGGCGCAGATAC